GCGTTTCTTTTACACTACCTTGTTTTGCTTTATCAATAGCCTTTCTCATATCCTCTAAAGTAAACACCTTGTCTTTATTCAACTCCATTGCTTTGTTGAAGCCTTGTTTGTAGGAATTAGAGTAAATTATTTTGTCAAATGAATCTTCACTTATATACTTCTCAACATCAACTACTCCAAATATCTCATCACAGTTTTGTTTGGACAGTTTATGAAATAATTGTGTTCTAAATTCATTTTCATCCTCTTTGAAAAGAAAGTATTTACCTTCATCTGCTTTTACAAGGATGTGTTTAATCAGTTTTGCTTTCATCTTTTTATAGTTTTAATTATTAGCAGTCAGGGCAGGAACTACCCCTGCAACTTTTTCGGAAACCTTTTTATAAGCTATTACGCTGTCCTTGTGTTTCTTATATTTTCACCACCTGACTATGTGAGGATGAGAAGTCCTCTATGTTGTGATGGTAGGTCCACAGTAACCATCCTATAACTTTTATTCCTTTCTCAAGAGAACAACATAATTTTTTAACCTGTCCCCAAGTGGAGTGAATTACACAGTTTATTTACCCGAAGGCAGACTTGCAAGGTCATTCACCATCCAATAGACATAACACGTTACTTGGTTTGTGTTAGTAAATCTCAACTCTCCCCTTGCATATAACTGTTGAGTTTATTTAATCAGGGGAATTACTTGTCTACCTTCAGCAGGTTAATAACAATATCCGCCAAAGGCCTTACACTTGGCAGGCATTTAGCCTTCAGCAGATATCTACGGTTCTTTTATGCTATTAATAGCATATGGATTTCTTATTGTAAAATGAGGTCTGAAAGTATTTATTGTATCATGTTGAGGGTGATCTCCTAAATCATATCCAAAATCTTGTACAATTAGTTTACAATGTTCCAGATCATTTACTTCTGCTGTAACAATCATACCCCATGTTTTACGAGTATGCCAATTATAAGGCTCAGGATCTGGTGACCAATAAGCACCCCATTTCTTAGTAATTATCCCGTCCACGGACATTTCTGAAATCAGATTTAATAGCACTGCTAATGCCTCTTTTCTTACTCCGTTTGTTCCATATCCTGTTGGTATTGCTACTACTAGTTTTCCTGGATCTCTCATTTCTTGGAAATATTGAAGACATTAAATACTTAAAAGCTGTGCTAATAGCTGCTAGTCCACTTATTGAACCAACAACTACTAGCATATTTTTTACAACTTTTTTTCCTAAAGAATTCATTCTACTTCAGTGTAGTTATTGTGTAACTACCACAAACAGTAGAAGCTTGCATACCAGATTCAGTACAATCACATTCTTCTTCAAATGTTATACAACCATCCTTGACAGTATAACTATCTGTGTAAAAGTAATTATCAGGAGTTTCAATTCTGTACTTTTTATCTTGATTAACACAACTTGTAGTCAATGCAAGAACAGCTACTATAAATAATACCTTCTTCATTACTTAATATTTAGGAATGTTCCTGATCCACCTGCAACTGTAGTAGGTAACTTACCATCCCATGCTGCAGCCTTCAGATACTCAATATAAATAGGAGATAACTTCTGTTGCTTGAGTTCAATAGCCCGGGCAGAAGCTGATGCAGTAATAATTTGCTCTGCTGAATCTGCTCTAGCAACTGCAACCTTACGCTTACCATCTGCAATAGCTGATAATGCTTGTTGCTCTGATGCTTCTGCTTGTTGAATAGCTTTAGTCTTAGCAATAATAGATTCCTGTAATGCTTCAGGTGGAGTAATATTAGTTCTTAACTGACTCACATCAAACCATTTAGTTAACCTCTTATTACACTCAATAACAATACTATATTCAAATGCCTGTCTATGTGAGAAGATACTATCTACCTCCCATGTATTAGCTACATCATTTACAGCACCTACAATAGCATTCTTTAACCAGCCTTGTTCTATTTCCTTAACACCTAATCTTAGATTTACAAACATGTCACCAATAGATTCCGGTTTTAAACTATAGTTAAAGCTTGGCTTAATAGTAGCTGAGAAACCTCCTTTAGTAATAACTACCTGATCATCATACTCAATATGTTGCTGATATGTAGGATATTCTAAGACTTGCGTAAACCATGTATTGTATACTACCCAACCAGTCTTATACTGATAATTGGCTACACCACGTTCTGATCCAGATAAGTTAACTACAATACCTTTGTGACCAGCATCAATTCTCTCTACTGAGTAAGGTTGGAAAATACCAACAATAATACCTATGATAAATACTGCTATTCCTCTGATGAATTTAACTTTTGCTACATCATCATTTTCATCTGTTGTTAGAGCATTGTAAATCATAAAACCTCCAATTAGGGTGAATAACCCTATAATAATCCATGTAATCATTTTTTCTTAATTTTTAAAATTGGTAATAAAAACTTCTGCCATAAAAAATAACCTACATAATAGGTTAAGAATAAAAATACAAATGTTGCTGTGGCTAGAACAACATCATCTATTTCTGAGCTCATAAGATGAGCATACAGATTACCTACATACATGTAGGCTATAACCACAGCTATGGATGTCCATAGCCATGGTTTTTCACCTTTTAAGTTCATCAAAAATTACATTTTTGACATGAATGCTTCCATTTCTGCAAACAAGATAGCTTTCTGATCTTCTTTAGATAAGAACTCTTTCATTTTGTTACGGTACTCAGTCAACTTATCCAAAGTATCTTTGTGGTTAATGATAGCAATACGTAACAAGATATCTTGTTTCCAGTCTTCTGATGTTGACCCATTTGCTTCAAACACTGGGAAAGTGCTTAATCCCATTTCTTCAGCAGCTTCTGCATAAGCTTTTTCACGTCCACGGATAGATGAGAATGCTTTAATCAAGTTAGAGATGTTAGTCTCTTGTTTGATGTCACCAAAACCATCTAATTTACCACCAGTGCGGTACTTTGAATCAGTAATGTGATCCAATGCTTTAATCTTAGCTTCTAAAGCTGCAATTACACTTGGTACTTCCATTGACAATGCTACTGCTGTTGATGTAGACTCTGCTTTTTTTGTTGTTTTTGCTCCCATTTTTCTTTTTTTTAGGGTTAATAAAAATTGTTAATAAATTGAATATGTTGGTTCTTTATCTGATGAGTCATACTCTTCAAACTCAGATTCAAGCATTAAGTAAATATCACTTTTAGCTGTTACATTTATTTCATAACACTTGAATTTTTCATAGTATGATCCATAACTTTTTATCTTACCAACAAATCCACCGTGATCCTCTCCACCAAATTCATACCTATCTCCACATGCTTTTCTACTCTTGTAAGTAATCTTATCACCTACTTTAAATTTTCTTTCTTCCATAACTAATAAATTTCATATTGTGGTTCTTGCACTACATCCTCTACTAGATACCAACCAAGCTTTAATTTTTCAGGTTCTCCTAGTTTATGGATGTCTGCACTGATCAACTGACCATTTACTTGTGATTCTAGTTGACAAAGACCTGTGTAATGATGTTCAATAACCTTAAACACAGCACGTCCTGGTTGACTAACTAATTTACCTTTTAAGTCCATAACTAATAAATATCATAATTAACACTTACTTCAACGGGTACAGGCTCATCAAGATAGAAGTCTTCAATCAATAAATGCTTTCTACTACGTCCACTAGGTATTTCAGAAACTGTATCCTCATAATCTACTGATGTATGATGATAAGTATGTATATCATATTTGTAAACATATTTCCAGTTTGAACCAGTTGAAATTCTATCTAGTCCAGCAGCTTCAAGTATAGGATTAATAGTATTGATAAAACTATCAGTCTTATCAAAACGGCTACTACTAAAGTCAGGTATCTTAATAGTTACTTTACCTTCTCTAAGTAGTTTAAGATTAGCTTCATTAAAAGCTTTTGTAGTTATTTCTACCATAACTAAAAGATTTCATAGTTAATATTTACCTCAGAAGGTTTAAAGAAATCATCCAGTGGAACAATAGTATCATTTTCTTCATCAAAAGTATCAGTTCCAGTCCAGCCCGTTCCACTCAGAGATGCTTCATAATACTTAGCATTACCCTCTGGAATAGAACTATCTATAGGAAAAGCTTTTTTAAGAATACTTCTTAGTTTTATAAGATCTTCTAGGTTAGTAGATTTCATGTATTCAATCAGTATCTTACGTTCTTTAAACTTTTGTAACAGTTGTTCATTTATTTCTTCCATAGTTAATAGATTTCATAGTTAGGTTCTGATGGAGTAAGTTCTAATGGATTACCATGTTCATCACAAATTGGAGCCCAAATACCATAATAGAATAAACATCCTTGAGAATCTTCAGCATAAATTAATTTATCATGTTGAATTCCTAGTATACCTTTAGAATCACGTACTTGGTAAACTTTTCTACTGTTACCTTTACTTTTAGTCAGTGCAGAAGCACATATATAGTATGTACCTGTTGGATACATCTCCATTATTTCTTTATTAGTCTTTTTGTTGTGTGTCTCTTCCATAATCAAAATATATCATAGTTAATACCTGGTTCTGCTCCTTTGACTACTTCAAATCTATCCCAAGAATAACAACCATCTCGACCTAAATCAAGTAAGTTATCAGTAGATTTATGAAGAATTTCTTGTGTTATTTCAAGATTTGTAACAGCAGTATAGTTATGATAATCTGCTTTATCTTTCCATAAAGTAACTACATCACCTACTTTAAGATCATTCTTATCATTTATTTTTCTATTCATAATTAAAAAATTGTTTTAATACACCTGGATAAACTGGAATACCATATTTAGCAATATATTGCTTATCATACTCTGCGTTTTCACCAGATCCATTACCAATATACCATTTAAGCCCATAACCTGTGTCAACCTTAACAATGCCAATATTATTAAACCATATTGCATCAATAACATTATACTCTTCTTCCTGCATACTATTTTTTGTGATTGTCTTTGTAGTCAATTATAAATCCAATTGCTACAATAATGTTCATACCAAATGAGGCTAATATTTCATACAGATCATTATACATATTAAGTGATAAATGTATATGACCTACCATCCAGAATGGAATAGCCAAATTTTGACTTATCCAAACTATCAGATATTTAATAAAAGATTTCATTTAAGCTCCTTCTTCATTATTAAAACAGTAAAGTTTATTCATAACATAGTCATACCAATCTCTAGTACTATACTTCTTTACTCTCATTCTTTCTATCCAATCTTTCTTGATTAAACTCTGAGTTCTTTTCTCTACTAGGTACTTGTGTGCTATCTTTTCTTTTCTCATAATCTTGTAAAGATTTAAGTTCTTGTAATCTGCGATTCTCATTAACCTCAGCTAAATAATCATTTAGAGTATAACCATCTGGAACATTTCCTTCATGTTTTTCATATACTTCTATAAATATTTCTTTCATTTTTCCCATTTCAATAAATTTAAAGGGTTTCGGTAAAGAATTAGCTATCTCTAATTCATCACCTGTTAAGTCTTCTAAGTTATAGGAACCTATGATTGGTAAATCTTCCTGATAATACTGCTCTGTTTTTGAGCCTAATATTTCAGCACTCTGATACTTAAAACCTTGATATATCATATAGATCATCCAAGCTTGTTTTTCAGAAATACCAAAAACTTTAGCAATATCATCTAATCTATTGTATCCAGCTTTGATATAGTCTATTACAAGTTTAATCTTAGTTTTACCAACTTGATACTCTAAACTAGATAGTTTATATTTAGTAAATAACATAAGTTTAAATTTGATTAGTTTAAACTAATTCTTCCAGATTAGCTAACTCAGATATTGATTCTTCTTTTTCTTCAGTGTAAAGCTCTTCAGGAATAAATCTATCTGCATCATAAAATTCATAAGGAAAACAAGAGGGAGCAATACTAACTTCTTTTAGTAATACTCCCATTTTATTTCCTTGTATAGCCATTCTAACTAATTTAGTTATTGTATAAGTATTACCTTTTTTAACCCACTGATCTACAGGGATTTTAGCAGGTTTATTGCTATCATTTATACATATAACTTTCATAATGCATTTAATTGAATTTTTAATCCCATTTCTTGTAATATTGTCATAGTGGTAAACATATCATCTATTGATCCAGATGTAATATCACATTTACCTACCTTATCAGTAAGTAATGCACATTGTTCTGCCTGAATAATATCATGCTTACAAAATCTGATTAAACAAGCTATGACATAGTCATAGTTATTTACATCATCATTTAACAATATTAACTGGTGTGTCTTTTCCAATAACATAATTATAATATTATACCATAGTCTTTCCAAAGAATTTTGTTCTGGTCAAAACCTTCTAAAGCTTCTTTTACCCATTTCTCATCAACTGTATCTTTGTAACATAAAATATGTACAATAGCTTTATCATCTGGATTAAGACGTAATAGTCTACCTATTCTTTGGCTGGCCTTACGTTCATTACCATAAGCATGCATAATAATACCTTGTTTAAGATTGGCTATATTAACACCTTCATTTAACTGCATAACAGTAGATAGTTTGTCAATAGTACCTGCTTTAAACATCTCAAGATTCTCCTCAGATTTAGAATTATTACTATGATAACTATACTTACATAGTCTATCAGCTTGATCTTGAGTATTAGCAAATACAATACACTTAGTATTAATACTATCCATTAGTATCTTAGTGTATTTTTCTTTACTAGCATACTCCATCATAGCTTTCATTCTCATAACTCTAAGTATATGCACAGGACCGGAACCAGTTTCAAGTCTTTGTCCCCAATATTGATAATTTTGTAGCTCAGAAGTCATAAAACTTTTATTCTTCATTACTACAGAATAATTCTTATTTGTATCTAAGAATAATTCATGTACAATAATCTGATAATCATTGAGTATACCATTTTCAATAGCATCATCTGCTTTAAATGTATATACTACAGGACAGAACTCTTGTACTAACTTACCCTTTTCTGAATCTTTATATTTGGGAGGAGTACCAGTTAAACCTAGTACTTTTCCCTTATATAATTGTAGAAATCCTCTATGGCTATCTAATAAACTATGAGCTTCATCTAAATACACAGCATCATAATCAGCAGGGTTATGTTTATTTAAACTTAGATAAGTTGTAAATGTAACTCTACTTAATTGTTCTTGCATGTTAAAAGTTTCTGCATCATCTTTCCAAGATTGAAAGATAGATTTCTTAGGTGCAACTACTAACATCTTCATAAGAGGTGTAGTATTAAGTTTCATGTGTTTTAGGCCAACCAGGGTCTTGCCGACCCCAGTTCCTAAAACCACACTTGCTTTTTGTTTACCTTCAGTAGCTTTTAATGCTTCTGCTTGTATTTCTTCTCTGTTCATTACTTTGTTAAATTAAATATTTGTTTTCTAATGTAAGTCCCAGTTTCATCACCATTAGCCATTAACTTAACAGTTTTTAAGTGTTTGTCAATATTTGCTAGTACTTTATCATGATTATAAGTACCGTATGCTGCCATAAATGCATTTAAGAACTGAAACTTTACACCTCTATCAGCCATACCAATTTTCAAGAAGATATCATTGAATGCTTTACACATATCTTCTGCTTTTGAATTAGTAATCTTAAAGGTACCATTTTTAATAGGTTGTGTACCATATCTAATACTTGGCATATTAGTAGCAATACATGCTAACATAGAAACTTCTATATCATACATATTTTTCCACTTAAATAACTTCATGTAATCAGACTGAGTCATTTTCCAAGCATTAATATAATTCATTAAATCCCAAGATTTAGATGAGTTATTTAAATAAGCCATCTTTTCAATAAGTTCTTGTTCTGAATCAACATTAATTTCAATATATGGTATTGGCATACCTTCTCTTTCTAATGCTGTGGCTAAATGCTGACCATCAATTATATAAGTTTTTGTTATACCTTCTATAATGTTTGTTGTTGTAGCAATCACACATCTAATAACACCCATTTTACGTATACT